GCGAGATATTTACGACAGCACCGAAGTGCCCGTGATCCTCATTGGTATGGACCAAATCCCGCGCCGCATTAGCTCTCGCAAACAATTTTATAACCGAATTAGTGAATGGGTTGAGTTTAAACCAGCCGATTTAGAAGACGTGATCGGCATGGCTGAGGCGATGATGGAGCATGACATTCGTATTGATGAAGGCCTGCTAGAACGCCTGCGCCAAAGCGCCTCTGGCGAAATGCGGCGCATCACCATTGGGCTGTCAAAAATTGAGTCACTAGCGCTGGCTAATGATCTTGATTGCGTGACGCTTGAGGACTGGGGAGACCAGCCATTCCATGACATGCGCAGCCCAGCGGCGTAGAGGTGGTAATGACAAAACGCCGACTTGCATGGAGGTATATCTGTCAGCGGGGAACCGCCCCGTTTACAGGTAAACAAATCATGATAGCTGTAGAAATGCACAACGGACAGGTTAGAAGCTTTCTCACTCACCTAATCCGAGAACAACGAATCGTTATTACAGAGCGTCGCACCACAATGCTAACGCACAGCTACAAACTCGTTAATACAGACCCAGTTCCAGTTAGAAAAGCATTAGGCAAACGGCGCCCCAATGCCCATCAGCGAATTTGGAACTCGTGCCGAATTATGAAGGTGTTTTCAATGGGGGATCTTCAGGCTACGGCTAGGGTTGCGCATAGCACCTGTAAGCGCTTTGTAAATCAAATGATTAAGGCACGTTTAATTAGAGAGTTGAATAGTCAGGACATAACGCTGTACCGCCTGAATGTAGATCTTGGAGCCAAGCATCCCATCGTTACCTCTGATGGGGTGCGCTGCGGAAACAACACTGAGCGTTTCTTTCCGTTTAAGGAGGAACAATGAACGAATGGGTAAAAGTACTGGCCGATGCCGTAGCGGCACCAGGTATGTCACAAAACAAAATGGCAAACCAGCTGGGTGTAAGTACCTCCATGTTAAGTCAGGTGCTAAGGGGGATATATCCTGGGAACACAGAAAAGCTGCAAATGAAGGTCGAAGGGCAGTTTATGAATAGGGTAGTTAACTGCCCGATTAAGGGAGAAATCCCAATTGATGAGTGCCATGAACACCAGCAGCGCCCGTTTTCCTCGGCAAATAGAGAACGAGTAAAGCTGTACCGCGCATGTCGCAGTGGTTGCCCGTATTCAAGCCTAGAAGCCACAGCTAAACAGCAAGCCCTAGAAGTAAAAAACAAAGGAACAGAAATCTACAACCTCGCTCGCCAGCTTGAGTACATCAAAAACTTGGCGGCATGCGACAAAGACAAACTAACCGAGTTACTAGAGCGCGAACTAACCCGCCTGGCCACTCGCCATAACCAAATGATTTGGAATAAAAAACAAGTAAGGAAATCACATCATGAATAAGCAAACAGAAGCAATGCAACGCCGCTTAAGCACCGCCCTTACTGCTGTGGGGCTACTAGCCAGAGCGGGCCTAACGGTACTCGATGTTTCATTTAAAACTCAACGTCCAATTATCCAAATAAGCCCACCACGGCGAGCCTTATTAAGCGCAGAGCCAGTAATGATTTATTCCCGCGAAAACGGTAAACGCAGCCGTGTATTCGAGGGCGAATTTAAGGGCTGCCGTATTCAATGGCATGCCAGCGAACTTCACTAAAAGAGGAAATGTAATGAACCCAAACGAAACCCGCATGAATGCCCAAGGCCATTTGGTACCTGTTCACCTTATTAAGCCTATAGACCAACTGCGAGATGACACAGTGCTTAGCATTATTGAACAGGGCAAAGAATTGCGCCTCACCATGGCCAATAAAAAAGCGCAGTTTATGAACATGGTTAACGACTTTGTAGACCTTAGCGCCGAGCAATACGGCCTTAACTGGGGCGGGAAAAAAGGCAACGTTTCACTTACCAGCTTTTGTGGTAACTACCGAGTGCAAAAAGCCAAGAGTGAACACCGCGTGTTTGATGAACGCATCCAAGCAGCCAAGGCACAAATCGACAGCTGCATAGAGCGCTGGGCCGAAGGGGCGAGCGACCAAATAAAAGCCCTTGTTGAACATGCCTTTCGCGTTAACAAACAAGGGCGTATCGATGTAAACCAAGTACTTAGCCTGCGCCAGCTCGACATCAGTGACGACGAATGGCAGCAAGCCATGGAGGCCATTAGCGACTCGATTCAGGTATCAGGTAGCTCTAGTTATCTCAGGCTATATGAAAAAACCGACGACGGCAGCTTTAAACAAATCAGCCTCGACTTCACCAAAATGTAACCAAGGGCGGTACGCCGCCCCTGCTAACTAAAGTGGATTTAACCAGCCCGTAAAGTCCATTTTAGCTAGCAATAACTAAGGATAAATCATGAGTCAACAACGTCATCGACTCATCCAGCTCATTCATGTAGCCAAGCGGCAACTGGGGCTAGATGACCAGCTGTATAGAGACATATTACAAGACGCAACAGGTAAGCAAAGTTGCAAAGCCATGACAGGTGCAGAGTTAGACCAAGCACTCACCGCTATGAAAAAGCGTGGCTTTAAAACCAGCACCAAGGCAAACAAACGTTTAAGCCCAGCAAAGCCAAACCAGCGCAACGGCGAAGTACAAAAAATTCGCGCTATTTGGATCACCATGCACCACCACGGCATCGTAAAAGACCGCAGCGAAACCGCCTTAGACGCTTACGTGCGCCGCATGACCTTACGCAACAAAGGCCAAGGCGTAGACCACGTTGGCTGGCTTAACAAAAGCCAAGCCTTTGCCGTGCTAGAAGCGCTAAAAAATTGGCATAAGCGCGAGCTAATAGAGCGCATGACTAAAAGCGCATGGGTTTATCCGGTTAACCAATTTGGTCAGCCCGCCCATTACCCCTTAATAGTTGCCGCCTACGAAGAACAGCTAAGCCAAGAGGCCGCAAAATGAAATTAAGCCGTTGCCCCAATTGCCATAGCCACATTAGCTTAGAACAAGTGGCTCAAGACCAAGCCAGTAGCGAATTACTCGCCTTATTGGCAGAGCAAACACCAGAGCTGGGCCGTAATCTGGTTATCTACTTGGGGCTATTTCGTCCCCTTAAAAGTGATTTAAGTAACGTTAGAGCGCTAAAACTGGTTAAAGAAACCCTGTGCTTAAGCGAACATCCAGGGCAGCTTAGCCAAGCCTTGCACGAAACCAGCTTAAGCCTTAAACAAAAGCGGCTTGAAGGGCAGAGCAAGCCACTAGCTAACCACAACTACCTTAAGCGAGTGCTAGAAAACACGCCCGTTTCTATGCAGGCGCCCAGTATTACCAGCACCGCTACGGCCCAAAGCAAAAGCGGCCAAGCCTTACTCACCTTGCAAAAATTTAAAGGTGGGCAGCATGAATAACGCACCGCAATGGTTTACCGCAGAAGTGGCAACGGGCTTACAACGGCTAATTGCCATTGGCTTACAAGGTACCCCTGCCAGTGAAGTGATAGGGGCCACCGCCGAAAGTTGGATTGCCGCCCTTTGGCATAGTCGCCAGTGGCAAGAGCAACAAGCGCCGCAATTACAGCAGGCCTTTATTCGCTGCTGCAGCCAAATAGAACGCTGGCCAAGCCCTAAGCAAGTATTAGCCTTATTGCCGCCCGTAGCCGAAAACAGCCCGCTGCCGCCTGTTGCCATTAGCCCAGAGAAGCGCCAACAACGCTTAAACCAACTGGCCGAATTTAAACGCCGTTTTGCCTGTAAAACAGCAGTAAGGAAATAAGCATGAGTGAAGAAATGTTTTACCTACTACTAAGAGAAGCCTACAAGCAAGGCTATACCAATGCAGTCGTAGACTCGTCGGGTGAAGAGTGGCGCGACGGAGAAGACGACTTTGACGCTTGGACCTCAGAAGTAATGGCAGAGGGCCAAGTAGGGGATTTAACGCTACCGCACTCTAGTGTGGCTTAGGTGGAAATAAGCATGAGTGAACAACAAGACGAGCTATTTGAACTAGACGACGACCTAGGCGCACTGCTAGAAAAGGTGGCAGACCTCCCAGAGCAAAGCTTTAACAACTGGCCTAAGCTGCTGCAAGACTTATACGCCGTGCTTAATGCCTGCTTGAAGCGCAATGGCATGAGCTTTGACGAAGCAAGCAAACTCACTCGCCAATTGGTTACGGCTCAAGCGCATTACTATGGTGGCCGCCACTGGTACTTACCCAAAAATTTGAGCCTAGATAAAGCTCTGCGCGACTGCGAAATCTGGCAGCGCTTTAACGGCCAAAACCATCGCCAGCTAGCGAAAGAGTACAAACTCACCGACCAAGCCATCTACAACATCATCAAAACTCAGCGGCAAATCGAACTCTCGCGCCGCCAAGGAGGGCTGTTTTGATTCTTGCCGCAGTGTTTAAGCTATACCAAGCAAAGCTTGTTTTAAAAATGAAAACAGCATATATTTCTTTCGTTGGTAGCAAAATTTGCCACCGGGATTCTCACCCCGAAAAACTTATCGGAGCACATAACACGCTCCTTAATTGCGTGTTTTTTTGTGTTCAGCGCTTGCGCACATCTTAATTATGATGGGGCGGGCGGGGCAGCCTTAGGGCTGGCCGATTTCCGGTAAGTCGGTTGTGAGAACCCTGTTCGTCCCATCACCAGCGAGATTCTCACCTCCTAGTGATGGGTTTTATACTTCATTATCGGAGGTCACCATGACCAATTTAACTATCCTTTCAAACAAGATCCGTTTGCACGATGGACTCTACTCTCTTAATGACGTTCATCAGGCCGCCGGGCATGAAACAAAGCACACGCCTTATAAGTTTATGCGTTTGCAGCAAACCAAAGAATTAATACAAGAAATATCCCAAAGTCCAGATCTGGACTTTGAGAATACGCCAAACGCTGAAAACTCTCGTTCACTGCCTTTACAATCTATTCAGGGCGGTGCCCATAAGGGAACCTTCGTTTGTAAAGAATTGGTCTACGCCTATGCCATGTGGATCAGCCCCAAGTTTCACCTGCATGTCATAAGAGCCTTTGATGCCATGGTGAGCCCAGCGCCCGCTGCAGCGCTCACACCGCCCAGCCTGCCAGAGCACCAAATGAGCATCAGTAAAGACCGCTACATTGAACTGCTCGAAACCTCTATTGAACACCTCAAAAACAACGCCCCCAGACCCAACAAAGGCCAAGCGCCGATACCGCTCACCGAGGCAGAGAAAGAGCATATTTGCCAGCTACGCCAACAGGGCTTAACTCCCGGAGAAATCCACAAACAGGTGGGCCGCTCTCGTTCGGCGGTGCGCAATGTTATTCTTGAGCGATTGGGGTTGTAATGATGGATAGGTATTTTGAACTCGACAC